TCTAGATGATAACCCAAGAAGGGAGTACGGCAATGGTCTCAAAGCGTGACATTGTGGACACCATCCTTGCTTTATGCAAATTGGTAACCCCTTTGCCTCGCCTTGTCGCCTTGCTTATTCTCCTTTGGCTCTTGATTCATCAAGAGCCGTTTGGGTTCATCGAAGCCAGCTGGGCTAGCTTGTCACGTGCATTGGGGGGACCGAATGTCTTACGATCCTCCGAGTGAAGCGTTACAGCTTAGTGCAGCATTGAGGCGGGAAGTTATCGCACCCGCTCAATTCAACCTGTACACTAACAATGATCGGAACGTATACTCCATAGTCATTACTGACCTTGGAACTAATCGTTCTCACGAACTTTCTCCGATCGTAAGACTGGAGAGGTTTGTGATTACGCCTCGCCTTAGCCGAAAGGTTAAGGTTAAGGTGTATGTATCACGGTTAATGAACGGGCGGATTGTACGGTTAGGGTATTCTCCTCGATTTCGATTCGACGTTGAAAAACGCCAGATCGAGTTCTTGGATGGACCCGAAGCCGTCGCGACGGGCTTAAACATTCTGTTTAAGCAGCATCTCGCTCATAACGTTGTAAAACGTTATCGAGGCCGACGTTTCAGTAAGTCTCCTGATAGCCCTCGTCCGAACGAGTTTGTGGATGATGTGCGCCCTCTATTCCGTTGGGATGGACCCAGTTTTAGTGCCGTTGGCACTTGGACTGTTCGTACATACTCAAGGGATTGGACGGGTACACGCACCCCCAACTTCGCAAAGAAGAAGGCAGAAGGAAAACTTCCTGTCAATCCACACCACGTGAAGATTTGGGTCCGCAGAGATGCGGGTTCATTTTTCCACGAGGATTGGCTTGACCTACCTGGATACGGGACGGGTCGTTTTGAACCCTTCTCATACCGGTTTGGAACATCGGACAACAACCGTGAAACCGACATCGTTCATTCCACAGAAATGCGGAATGTTGCGATACGTCGCCTGAGAGACAAAGCAATCGGAGAGACAGCAAATCTCGCCGAAAGCTTTGTAACCCTCAACCAAACCACCCGTATGATAGGAAACCTTTTCTATCGTATAGGGAGTTCGGTAATGAACCTGAAACGTGGTAACATTCCAGGTTCAATACGCGACTTGTTCGGTAGCAAGCCTCCGAAATTCAGACGAAATGGTGGACCATCCGCTACTAAAGATCTAGCCGGAAATTGGCTAGAACTGCAGTATGGTTGGAAGCCAGTTCTTATGGATATTCAGTTCTTGCTCGAGAAATTCAAAGCCTTTAGTGCTGAGGATTTCCCTGTTCACGTTGTCGAGAGCTCTGCGACACACAGGATTGGCGAAGGTGGAGAGCTTAAACCTAACGCGGGATCCGAAGCAACCGTTATCGGGGGGTGGAGTAAACTAACCACCACCCGGACGTCCTTCGGAATTCGCTTTAAAGTTCAAGATCAATTCCGCGCCCTTCTGTCGCAGTCCGGTTTCACAAATCCCATAAGCCTACTATGGGAATTGCTACCTTTCTCTTTCGTGGGCGATTGGGCTCTACCCATCGGGCCGTACCTCGAGTCTTTGGACTCTTGGGGCGGTCTAGTACTACTTGATGGGTGGGAGACTAATTTCTCGCGGAAGATTCAGGTATTTCAGACGAACTATGATGGATACGCTTATCCTGTCCCTCGAACACCGCCGAATAGGCATACTACGATTCAGGGATTCTATCGCTCGGAGGCAATTCTTTTGGATCGGGTAAAGCTCACAAGCTTTCCCACCATGGACTTGCCTACGTTGAAGAATCCCTTTAGCGTTGGTCATGCTCTAAACGGTGTTGCTCTTATGGTTCAGTTATTTAAGCGTTGAAGTCATGTAGGAATCGTCTCCTTCAATTATCATTAAGGAAATAAACATGGCGGCTTTTGGCTCCGTGTATGCTGTCGCTCCGCTGACGTCGGCCTCTACCGTGGAACTTAGTTACACGATGAGGACCAATGATGCGGCAGTCTCAGCGAACAGAACCTTTGTTCCCATTGGTTATGTTCAGGATGTGGCAAAGTGGCAGGACACGTCTGGAGGAATCCAGGTCGGGTACCCGCATTTTGAGCTCTCGGTTCGCCCTCCCGTAAATGGGAGTAAAGTTAACCGGGTCACTCTCACTGTGTCACTACCCACCCTCGAGCAGACAAGCGCTAGCACCGCGTCCGGCATTCAGCCGGCCCCGATGAAAGCGTACGACTGTTTCTTCAAAGGTGAGTTTCTGTTGCCAGAGCGCTCGGCTCGCTGGGAACGTGTTGCATTGCTGAACACGGTCATCAGCTTGCTTTGCTCTACTCTGAATGCTTCGGACGATTCGCCGTCGACCGCGAGTGGTTCGCCTGTAAAGGCTGCCATTCTCGACTTCGAGCGACCGTACTAAGCCAGAACTCACTCTTGAAAATAGAGGGAACCAACCATGTCTTCTTCGAAGTATGGCCGGAAGCTGAAAGGCTTCCGTGGGTATCGCGTTAAGCCTGAACTTACCGTTCAGACGATCACTGAAATGCTCACATCTCTGGATTGTCCTCGGGCTCTTACATGTTTGATCATGTTTCGTGAAAACGAACTTGATCAACTTGTAGAACTCGAGTTCGACCCAACTCACTATAATTCAATGGAGAGTTGTCGAGATGCTTACATGGCCACTAAGCTCCTGTCTAAGTATGAGGATTTTGTCCTCAAGTTAGATAAGGATGCCGTTGCCATTGCGAAATTTCGGGAAACCGAAGTCTCGTGTAAGTCGGTGAACCAACGCTTCAGAAATCTTGGAACGGATCCCCTGTATAAGGGTTCCGTCGTCTGGTTGCATGATGCTACCAAACGAAAAATACAAGATATCCTCGGCAGGTTTAACCCTGAGCAGTTCCTTGATCTTCCCGACTGGGGACCTGGCGCCACGACGCGGATTAAGCGGCGTGATGCTAGCCCACAAGAGAAGTTCCAATCTGAGATTGGAATAACGCGTGACCTCTATGACTTATTACACGGGCTTGACGGGCGGGGGTATTTTCCCGCCTGGATGGCCCATCTTCGAGAGCAGGGATTTCCTTCTTTCGAAGTCGGTAATAAAGTCATCACTGTACCCAAGAATAGCAGGACCAACCGAGTTATTGCCATAGAGCCTGGTATAAACTTGTTTTACCAGAAGTCTGTTGGCAAGATGGTTGAGCTTGCTCTTTCTGGGGTTGGCGTCGACATCCATTCGCAGGCGAAGAACCAACACCTGGCGCGTCTCGGTAGCAAAACCGGGTTGCTAACCACTGTTGATTTTTCAAGTGCGAGTGATACCATCGCAAGAGAAGTCGCTCGGGAGTTGTTACCCGATAGATGGTTCCTTGTTATGGATTCATGTCGTAGCCACTTCGGTATGCTCGATGGCACTCAGGTGAAATGGGAGAAGTTTTCTTCCATGGGGAACGGATTTACATTCCCCCTTGAGACCCTTATATTCTTCGCAATGGCGAAAGCCGTTACGGAGTATATGGGCGTTAACCTTCCAGTTAACGCCTACGGGGATGACGTCATTTTACCGACGGCATGCTACGAGCTGTACTCTGAGCTAGCGGCCTTCTATGGGTTCACAATTAATCGGTCGAAGACTTACTCGACCGGATACTTTCGTGAATCCTGTGGGAGCCACTGGTACTCAGGCACCGATATAAAGCCAGTCTATTTTCATAGACAGCTGTCCTCCGTTGACGATATTTATCGTCAATGTAACGCTATTCGAAGATTAGCTAATCGTTTAGGGGGAAACTCCTTTTGCGATGTGCGTTGGAAAAGTAGCGTAGATCTCCTTGTGAGAACGGTTCCTAAGTCTTTACGACTTCGAATACCGGAATCACTCGGCGATGGCGGCTTCATCTCGAACTTTGATGAAGCTTGCCCCGTTAGGGCTCGACATTATATCGAAGGATATATAGTCTTGCACTACGGCCAAACGAGTATTACTCGTGAGGACGACCGGCCCGGCTATTTATTAGCTGAGCTGTGGCGTTTGTCGAAGCGTCGAGAAGATTTCTCTATCTCGGCAGTACGACCGTTCGTTGGATATACTACAGGTTTGTCCCAACGTATTACCAACGATGCTATGGTTAAAGCGATCAGACGCGATTTGATTTTAGACCGTAGTGGGGAAGTCGGACGTAACTCCGTCCCTCTCCACAGGACTAAATCTGTCTTGTCTGAAACCATAGTAAGGCAGTGGACTGATCTCGGGCCCTGGGTGAAAATCTAGGGTGCGTTGATCAGATTGGTTGAGGGTTTATAATCTCTTTATAAATCCTTTCTCCCGTTAAGGGTGGTGGGGG